TCCTCGTTACTACCTCAAAAGTCTACCCGACATATCTGGATTTCTGAAGGCTCTTCCTACAGGCACGATGGCTGCTAAACAGGCATTCTTCCAGGAACAATTGAATAATACAGCCAGTGGTGACGCTGCTGGTGAAAACATGGAAGAAGGAGGATGGAGAAGAAAGTTACAAGAAGGTGTGAGCGAAGAAACTGCAACACCATTAAAGCCTGGTGAGGCTCCTCAACCAAAATTAACTCCAGAACAGACAGCTACAGTGCAAGAACTACAAAATGGTAAACAAATTGCAGCAAATGATCCTAGAGTTGCTTTTATCACAACTCTTTCTGAAAAACAATTAAAAGATGTTGGCCTTGAAAAGTTTAAAGGTGAGGGTGATAAAGAATTTTATAAGTATATGGTGCCGGCACCATCAGAAGAAGAGGTAAAACAAAGCCTGGCTTCAAGCAGTGGTATGAAGCAAATTATTGATACTGCCGCTGCAAAAAATAATATTGACCCACGTATCATGTATGGTATTGTTCGTGGTGAGTCAATTGGAAAAACATCAGGTGAATATGATGTGGGCGACAATCGCCAGAGTTTTGGTCCATTCCAAATGTATATGGGCGGAGGTTTAGGTAATAACTTTCAACGTGACACAGGACTAGATCCTAGAAATATGTCAACATTACCACAGCAAGCGGATTGGATTGCCAAAGAAATAGCAAAGAGAGGTGGTGGTGATGCGGCTCGTAAATGGGTGGCATCTCAGTGGTATGGTTACGGAAAACAGCAATTAGGTCAAACTGGAACTCCATATAATATTAATGAAAGAGCTTCGGTAGGTGATTCTGATTGGAATTCTAACTGGTTTAAAAGCGGTGTTTACACCAAAATGGGCGCCTCAAAAGATCCTATAACACAGGATTATACATCGGAACAAGTGGCAGCCGAAAGAGAAAAACTTGTAAGAGAAATTAACACCAATAGAATACAGTCATTGGCAAGATATTCTCAGGCCAATCTACCTGTTCCAGGATCACCAGAAGCACAACAGTTTTTGTCAGACGGTAAATCAGAGGCAGCGGTTAGAAAAAGAATATCAGAATTAACAGGCATGGAAAGCAAAGAGTGTGTTGCTCTCGCCAAAGCATATGTTGGTGCTACAGGCACTGTCCGTGATTGGCGCAAAGGTAGTAATGTATTAGATGGTAATTTAAAACCTGGTACGCCTATTGCAACATTCATGGATAGAGAAGGTAATCCTTCACAATACTATGATGGAGGTGTTGGTACTGGAAAAAGAGGAAACGACACCACACATGCCGCCGTATTTTTAGGCTATGAGAGAGACCAGACTGGAAAAATAACTGGCATTAGAGTTGCCGACCAGTGGTCCACCTCGAATGGTGTAAGATACAGAACATTTCCTATTGAAGGAAATAGTAGAATAACAAGCGCCAAAAACTTCTATGCTATTAATGACACCAAGGGTGAACCTTTAGGTGAGTCCAATCCTATGCGTGTCATTGAACAGTCGCAGCAACATCAAGGCGGACCAAAAACAGAGTCGGTAGCAGACCCTACTAACATAACAGAAAAGGTGCAATCATCTAGACAAGCCGTCCGACAAGGCTCTCTTTCTTTTGAAGGCGGCGGCACATATCATTTTGGTTCTGGTAGACCTGACGATACAGATCATCCGTCAACACCTTTGGGTAGTTCACCAGTAGGTGGATTTAATCCTCATCACGTTCCTGGTGGATATGGCTATGAAATGCCTTCATTGAATAATAAATTTGATCCTAAGGTTGGTAGAACAAGAGATGGCATGGTCATACATTCTTCTGGTCATGATGACTTACAGCGTTTATACAGCCATGGATGTATATCTATACCAAAGAGTGAATTTCCTGCTTTTCAACAAGAAATGGAAAATTTTAAAAAGGCACATGATGGAAAAGCATATATCAATATTATGCCCGACGGCCGTGTAACTGTGACGGCTTCACCTGCTTACAGTGAAGACGGGACTTTTATTAAACCTGTAACAACCGATCAGGCGATAAAAGAAATTAGAACTAATCAGCCTCAGGTCGTAGAGTCTTCAACTCAAGTAAGAACAGGTGATGTTACACCACCAGGTTCTGTTGGCCAAGAAAGAATTGCTGAAAGCCTTAGAACTCCTTCACCTGATGTATCGGCAGAACCTAGACCAGCACCTACAGGTGGTCATACTTTAAATGAACCTGCACCAAATGTTGGTCAAGGAAGAATTGGTGAAAGCCTTGGAACTCCTTCACCCGATGTGTCGGCAGAACCTAGACCAGCACCTACAGGTGGTCATACTTTAAATAGACCTGGTACTGAACCCACAGTAGGTGGACAGAATGTTAATGAAAGCCTTAGAACTGCTGCACCGGATGTACCACAGGATGTAAAGAGACCTGCACCTACAGGAGGCCAAACTTTAAATAGACCTGAGACTCCTACTCCTAAAACTGAACGTAAAGCACCAGAGACTTCATCGTTAAGATATAATTTTGATGAAGCGGCCTTTGTTGCCGAGGTTCGTGAAAAAGAATTTGGTGCTGCCCTTGTTTCTGATGATTATATTCTAAGTGAACTTAGAAACGGATTCAAAAACACTCCAGGTGTGTCATATAAAAATGGTGTTCTTACTGTTAATGATCCAAAGTCTCCTGCGATTCAGCAGGTTTTACAAGACATGAAAAACCATAATTTTGACTCTTCAAAATTTCTTCATGAAATTAAAGAAAAAACATCTGATAGAGGTAACACAACAGAAACACCAGAAACTAAGGCTGTAAGTGAGCAGACTATAAACAGTCCTACGGCCACACCTGAAACAAATATAAAGGTTGCGGATGCATCACCTAAAGAAATAGAACAAAGTGTCATTTCTCACCCTGTAATGACTAATGAAAAGGGTGGAGAAAATAAGACACAGACAGACCAAATATCGGCCATGCCAATAGGCGGGATAAAAAGTGATAATTCGGTCGTTGTAGATGCTAATCAAAAACCTCTTTTCACCATGAATACTGAAAAAGAAGCGGCAGTTTATAACCCCACTAAAAGAAATGTTGATGTTATTCCTAAATCATCTACCATAGGAAAAACACCATCATCTCAGTCTAATATGCAATCTGAAATGGATATTTTAAGATCGGATATTATGAGTCTTAAAGAAGGTAAACAAAATCCAGCACAAGATATTACAAAAGGTAGCGAATCTCATATAACAGATAGAGATGGCGGAATGATTGAGAATATTATGAGTATGACCAAACATATATTTTTGGATCCGAGTGCTGCAAGAGCATACAGTCGTGCAAGATTTGTTGAAACTGGTGATTCAACAAATGATTTCCACCACAGTGGTGGAAATTCCAATATGAAGAATTAAAAAAGCCGGGGATTTCTCCCCGGCGATTGTCTTAGTCGTCTAGTAGATGACGGAACTCTGCAAGATCAGGATCTTCATCCTCATCTACAACAGGAGCAGGTGCCCTCTTAGCAGGCTTTGAGTCTGTAAAAGGAACATCCTCGTCAGTTTCATTGAATGCCTTAGGTGCAGCAGCACGATATTCATCTGTAGTAGAACGAATAGGTGCACCAGATAGACCCATAACATCATCCAAACGGCGCTTCAGTTCATCATAGGTCTTAAAGTTCTTACGATCAATAATGTCCTTTAATGAATACTCGCCCTTCCAGATTGACTCTAGTTCATCATCATTCTCATTCAATGGACCGGCCGTTAGAAACACCGATTCATCATAGTTAGGGAATGAAACGTTACGACCACCCATATTGACGTTCTGGCGTGTCATCTTCAACTTGAAGTTGGCACCCTTCCATAAATCAAACGGATTGATACGTGGCTCTGACTCAAGGTCAGGATTCATCATCTTGGTAATCTTGTCGAAAATCTTCTTGCCATACTTGAACAAGAAGACCTTGCCCTCATTCTCTGGGTTCTTAGGATCACTCACCACATAGATGTTGGAGACATAATGCAGACGGCGCTTCTGGTCACGGGCCTGCTTACGCTCTGGAGAGTTATCATCCTGTGTTGAGTTCCAGAGTTGTGAGTTGTATTCAGAAACAGGATCCTTTTCATCAAAAGTCGTTAGAGACTTTTCGATGTACCACTTACCTGTCACCTTGTTCTGGAAACCATGGTCGAAATAGCGAACGAATGGCAGAGCATCGTCACCATCAACTGCTGGGCCAGGAAGGAAGCGAATAACTGCTAGAGCATTACCAGTCTTATCTGGTGTTGGCTTCCAATAGTTATCGGTGCTATCGTCCTTCTCGTAGGTGGGGTTCTGTAGTTTATCGACTTCCTTGAGTAGGTTGTCAAACTTTGAGGACTGCTTCTTTAGATTTGAAAAGTTCATTGTATTTTCCTTGTATGTTCGTTGTATAGTTTCTTGTCCACATAATCATAATATAAGGTAGCATTATAACAGAAGAATCTCCCTCTGTCAAGTGATATTTAGTCACCACTCCATGGAAGGATCAGTTAGATCCTCCCATTCCCATTTGCCAATGGAATCTCTGTTTGTCTGTTCAACTGCGGAACATTCAAACTTTGTCTCTTGTAATGTCTTAGCACCCCAATATGTTCTAGGATTACCGCATATAGAACAACCAGAATGGCAAGTCCATCCTTTCATCTTGTGAAAGCGGTGCTTTTGTTCTTCGTTGCTGTTATAACCCCATGTGAGGTTATTTGTCTTTCGGATAGAAAACTGGCGCTCGATGTGCCGTTGCTTCTGTTGAAACCTCTTTTGTCTTTTTTCTTTATCCAAGTATTATCTCCAAGAAATGTTCAGTCTCTTCATTTGGTGTAAAACTTAGGTCTGTTTCTCTTTCATAGATTTCTATATTTATAACTCTGTCTCCATCGTATTTGTAAAAAACCTCATACCTCCCGTCAACCCATTGCTTCAGTATGTCCGACGCATTGCCCTCTAGAGTTTTCATCTATACGCTCCTTGAGTATGAGTTTCATCTTCTCTCTATCATACTTTAAAAAGGGCCTATACTTGTGCATCTTTAGAGATACCTTAGGCCATATCACATCACCATCATAGTATTTATCAAACTTTTGTCTGAACAGAATAAAGTCATTCATGATCACCATGGTCTCAATACTAATACGGCGTTGTAGATATAGAACAAGCACTCCGGGATATTGATTGGGATACGTTCTGAATGCCTCACATGACCCATTACGCAACACCATATCAACATCATTGGACACATTGTATGATAGTGCCTGCCGGCGAGCCTGATACTTTACAAGATTAGCCGCAGCACTATCATCAAGCAAGTCTGTCACATATTGTTTGTCCTCAAGAATGTTGGCGATATAGAAATCCCTAAGAGTTTCAGGATCATATGTCTTCGCCAACTTCTCAAGAAACAATCGGTCGTTTCTTTTGTTGTATGACTCCTTTGTTGCACGGAGTTTACCATGCATTTCAAAGAAGTCATACTTTGGACTTATGAAGTGTGTTCGTAAGGCCAGAAACAACTGATATGCACCATATCCAGAAAAGTGTTTCATTAGATTATTCTATAGATCCTGTTCATAAAACCCATATCAAGATTTGAATACACATCCGCATCGTATATTTCCGATGGGTTTTCCATTTGTTGTATTCTATCATAGTTTATAAACTTTTTCAACTCTTTAAATGTAGAACTGGTAAAGAAAACATCTTTGCCTTGAATACTAAGGTCAAACAACATATTCCAGTTTTCCCATGCTTCATCTTCTGTATTGAATACATGACAGGCAAATATAACATCAGGGTCTCCATCATTTTTGAAGTCATACGGTGGGCTATAGTTGCCAATGACCAACAATGCAGAACCAGGTATGGATTGTGCTGATAGCGACACATTGGTCAGTTTCAAGCCACACTGCTTAATTTGTATGTTCGTTAGTCCGAAATCCATGCTTATAGTCTTAAGCGACTTCTTATTAAAGAAGACATGGTTTCTTCTTATAAAGTTTGCCATATTGAATGTGTGAAGACCTTTCATAGAAGGTTCATCAAAGGTAAATAAACCTGAATAAGGGTCTATCAGATACCCCGATACCAATAAAGGATACAGATTATTATAATTGTTTATCAGAAGATTATAATAAAGGTCTAATAGAGCCTTGTCTGTATTGGTGTTATCAAAGAACACCTTGAATCTGTCCCTCCAAACATCTCTTGAAGGGACAGATTCATCCAGTAGGTCATAAAAAGGAGTTAGATTATATCTCATATTACTTTCGTGCTATTTGTCCACACCTGTTTATGACTCATTTTGTCAGTATCATTTATCAACATTTTCCACGTTCGGTCGCTTAGATTAGTGGGATTGACCACAGGAGGATGCTTCAAGGCATCTTCAAAAATATCTACACCTTTTTTATCAAGGACTTCGTCCATGATATCTTTTACCAGTTTGATTTACTATTGGATTATTCTCATCCCACCAACCACGGCCGATAAACTTATCCTGGCGCCATTGCTTGATCTTCTTCTTACGGTTCTGAGGAACCAGATGCTTGTTAGCAATAGCATCATAGGCACCACGATTGATGTTTAGTTTACCCTCGTGATATGACACAGTGCAATGAACAAAGTCAAAGTCCTTTAGTAGTTCCTGTCTTTTTAGATGGTCTGTCATAATATACTGAATGCCAGATTCCTTGTGTGTAGCGGTGCCAAAGACATGAGGATTATGATAGTTGTCATCCTCGTCAAGGTGAAATTGCACATTCCAGCGACCCTCTTTATAACGAAACAACGATGAAAAATAATCGTAATTGGGTGTAATCCAATTTTCCGAAGAAATGATATGGTGTTCACCCAAGATGAATACATCAATATCTTTTATTTTTTCCTTATGAAAGATAGAAGCAAACACACCACCAGCAATCACAAATGACGGATGATTTCTGAAAGAGTGCTTTGTGAATTTGTCAGTGGCAGTTGGAGTAGAGACAATGTAATACTCGAATAGTTCTTTGGTCTTGATAAGGTCTTCAATCTCGTTTTTCATACGATAGATGTTTTCAATCTCCTTCTTGGAGAAAGTTTCCTTGTTTTCCATAATGTAGTTCCTTCTTATAGAGGAAGTTGTGAGGTGTTTGACTTTTTGAGGTAGTGAAGGTTTTCTGCTTCGAGTTTGATTTTGGATTTGAGGACGCCGGAGATTAGTTTCGCTGCGGTTTCTAGTTCAAAACCAGTTGCTTCACAGTATTCAATCACGGCATCAATATAAGGAATGTCTTTCATATAGACCAGTTCCTCAATCTCCATACTAAACTTTTGAATATCATCCGGCGTCATCATTATCAACCCTTGTTAGAAACGAATTTGTTTAGTTCCTCGGCTACTCGGACAACATCTTGATAGGTGACAACTGGATAGTCTGGAAAGTCAGGTATAGTGTCCCAACCTTTTCTATCGGCCTGTTCCCGTACCATTTGAAATTCTTGTTCTAGTCTATTCCGTTCCACCCATACCCTATCGTTCTCAATTGACTGTGCTAATTTTAGCAGTTCTAGCCGGATTGTAAAGGGTGAATGTGCGTTATATGTATCCATGATTTACTCCTGTGTGTTTGTGTGTGAAGAGGTGATTTTTCTGTTTCTAGGAAAACCACCAAACCCAATGAGATTAAGCCGCTAGGGCCATCTCAAATGGTGAAACGTTATCGTTAGCACCTATATTTGCCTTTGGTCTCCTTGAACCCTTACTACACCAGTCGATCCTAGTTCGCCCCCATCAAAGATACATCCTAACTCCTGTCGCCGTTTTTGCTATGCTGGTAACGACCAAGACCTCAAAGTATAGTGATGTATCTATGGTGGAGGCGGTGGGAGTCGCACCCACGTCCTCAGCGTCTATGCCGTTCCTCTCAACGACCTTTGGCAATTCTATTTATTCGCCTTCATCAAAGTAACACCTGTTTTATAGTCTTTCAACTAATGGTTATTCGAACCGTAACTCAATACGGCATCTTTAATCTGGATACCAACCCAAGACAGATGTTACCGTGATGAAGGCGCCACCATCAAAGGCACACATTGTCCGTCCATTCCACTTGGCGCCTGCGGTCCGGTTTGAGGAATATGTGCCCATGATGAAGGCGAACTTTACTCATAACGGAGCAAATGTTTTTGTATGTCCGTCAACTGATAATGTCACCGCTCCAACATAAGAGCAGTCTTTTGTTCCTGGTAAGGCGAACTTACCTTCACCATGCCAGTGGAATGAAGGAGCGTTACACTCACCACCATTAATGCTAACCAGCGAAACATCCATCACCTTCTTTGTCTTACAGTGAACAATGTGATCCTTCTTGACATCCTTTTCACAAGTGATATCATCAGAAGCATATGCTATATTAGCAAATAATAGACTAGTTGTCAAGAGTATTTTCAAAGTCTTCAATCCAAGGCTCCTCACTGGCATGGCTTGTTAG